TTATGTCGGCTTGCACTGGAGCGGTGAGCAGACTGGCGGCTAGCAGTAGGAACGCCTTCTTCATTGGATTCCGGCTTTTGTGTCCTTATTGTCAATGATAGGAGGTTTCTTGCTGCCACCCCCGTTGCCGTTGGACTTGCGCTCGATGCCAAACGACGCCATGGCACCAGTAAGCAGGGACGCTACGAACGTATTGTCCATTTTCATCTGAGGGAAAAAGCCAAGATATGAGACGGTTAGGAGTGTGGCGCTCCAAAACAAGACCATGCACTTAACGACATCGGCGATAGAAATTCCTTCCTTTTCGTCGTGTTCTTCGTTGTTGGAAGCCATGGCGTGACAGAGCTACGCTTATAGCGTACCGCTTTTAGCGAGTCATGCTTTTTCTAATCCGACCCATTCTGCTCAGATTTTTACGATCAAAGGGCGTCAAGACTCTAGTTGTCGAACTGCTTGAGGCTTATGCCAAGACGACAGACAACACAGTCGATGACCAAGTTGTCAAATATGTGAAGCAAAACCTGTTCCCAAGCAGCAGAGTCGAGAAGTGACATCCAAGAACAACCCAACGGTATTAGCTGTTATAGGGTTTTTCTTGCTTGGATCTGGGCTCGTACTACTAACATTTGGTACGGGGGCCGTGTTCTACATGGGATATTACGCTGGCAAAAGCACTTGTCACGAGGCAACATTGAAGTGATCTGGCTGCTTCTTGCTGTGGCCCTTACACTCTTGCCGTTTTTCCAGTTTTTCCGTGGTACGCCCCACCAGCTGGCTGCTGTTAAACAGCTTGAGGAGTCCTTGCCGCAAGGAGTTTTGGATGAAGACGCAGAGTGGTTTGAAGCTTGGAAAGCAAGCGGTATTGAGCAGCAGCTTTGGGCTCCCTACTACCACCAGCTCGACAACGAAAGTGGCTATGGAGTCCGCGAATGCTTCTCTAGTTCAGCGGCTATGGTCGCGTCTTTCTACAACAGGATCGACAGCGATGATAATTACAACAAGATTCGCAAAACGCTTGGTGACACGACTTCAGTCAACGTACAAGTAACAACCCTGCGCGTGCTGGGTTTAGATGTTGACTTTGTAAAAAATGCTGACTCTGACTTGATTGAGGAAGAGATAACGGCAGGCAGGCCTGTCTTGGTGGGGTGGTTGCATAAAGGCGATTTATTACAAGGCCATCCGCCAATGGGTACAGGTCACTGGAGCGTCATTGTGGGATTCAATCGAGACGAATGGATTATGCACGACCCAATGGGTCAGCCTGATATGGAGCATGGAGGTCATGACATCAGAAAATCAGGCGAGTACGTGCGTGTCAGTCGTCCTGCGTTCCATCAGCGTTGGCAAGTTGAAGGTCCATTCTCAGGCTGGGCAATCGTAGTCAATGACTGATCTTTACTGGATATGGGCGTTTGCCAAAGCGTTTTTTACCACTGTTGTGGTGGGTTGCGCTCAGCCGGTTAACTGGGAGCACTGCTATCCCGTTAGCGACTGGATGATTCCTTGGATGCATGACGTGATTCACATGCATGAAAATGGTGCTTACCATTCGGAGAAATGTACGCTGCAAGAGTCGATGCGTGTTCATGGCAGCGACGCATCCCGGCATAGTCAACGCACCAAACCAATTGACCGTCTTGCTGCATCTGATACAAACTAGACTCTGTCATAAAAAAAGAGCCCCGTAGGGCTCCCAGTCCCATGCCTTTCAAACCTAGAAAGGTACGTCGCTTTTGTCAGCTTGAGGTTTCGCGTTACTTAGGGCCATCAGCAGATAATCGTTGCCTGCTTGGCTTTGACGCGGCATCAAGTTTGCACGCAGCTTTACGCAGTCGTCACCTTTTTGATTCTGGACCCTGTCAGCAGTTTTGGCCCACTCGACAAGCTTGCGCAGCTCATCCAAGGGCACCTCCATGGCTGCCCAATAGTGACCGTCTTTTTTTTGATCTTTGTTGAAGTTGCCCCAAATGTTGAAGGCGTCAGGTGCGAAATCAGGCATTACTTACCGTTAAAGAATTTAAGAATGATGGTTTGTAGTGCAGCATTAACAACGCCTTGATGACGTTGCTTTGCATAGTGCTGCAGTTGTGCGGCTAGTCCTGTGTCCAGCCGCACTTGAAAATGCTGGGCACGACGTTTTTCGTCTGATTTGGCTTGCGGCGTTTTTTCATCAGGAATACTCATTGGCGACGGCCTGAATCCAGGCTTCATGCTTTTTGCTAGTGATTGCAGGTGCAACCTTTGCTGTTGAGTCTAGTTTGAATCGTGAGCGAAAAGCTGTGCAGAAAGCATCACGGCTTGATGATGACATTTCTTTAATAAGTCCAAGGACTAACTCTCGCTCACTGTCAGACAAGGGTTGATCCTCGGCTGCAACGTCTTTAATTTTTGGAGCTGGTGCGGGCTTGGTTTTGGCTGTTGGCTTTTCATCGGCAAAGTCGCCGTCAACATCCATGTCAGCGGTAAGCCCAAGAATTGAGAGCAAGCTATAACGTCTTGAATACGTGCAGCTACCACCCCAATCGTGCAAAGGATTTTTGCCACGTCCAGCGACAACCATAGGCAGCCGACTGACGAGTTGAGCCCCGCTGACATGCAGCAGTTGAGTGACCAAGACAGGGTTATTGTCATGGCTGCTTGGCTCAAAACCTTGCGAGACAACCAACCCATTTTTGAGCAGGTGCGGCGTCACGGTTGAAAGGACTGTTTCAAGGTCTGCAAACTTGCCGTATTGGGCGGAAGCAGTTTTGTTTATAGGCGGGACTGTTTTGTGAAACTCCACCAACGCCTTAATCAAGGGCGGTGACGGTGATGATGGCGCAGGGTTGTTCTCTGTCATGTGCAAAGCGACGGTGAGCAATGAGGCTGATGATCTGTGCGTCGTCGTTGTAAACAATGCCTGTCATGGCATCTTCGACAGCGCGGACAAGCTTTGACACGTCACCAATGCGACCTGTGCAATGTTCAGGCGCAAATGGCTTGAGTTGTCCGTTAGACCTGAAGTGGTTTTTGGGACGAGCAAAAACAAACGTAGCTGACAGAAGCATCGCCCCATCCATGTTGGCATACCAGCCATCAGGTAGCAACTCAATGGCGGTGTGTCTTACGTCTTGACGCCATGGCTTGCACCTCTTTGAGGATTCAATCATGACGCCTTTACCAACGTGACGTTTGCTGCCTTGCGGGGCAGGCTTCCCAGGCACAGTAAACGTGAACGAATCACTGCGACGGCAGCTGGCTGTAGGCTCGGTCAATAGCTGAATTCAGGAGGGCCTGGGCGAGCTTTGTTGCACTCAGTTTAGGCTGCTGAAATTCGATGCACTCGCCAGCGATAAATACGTTGGCCATGTTGCCAGCGGTTGCATCGCACAGCTTGGTTAGCTTTTCAGCGCGAGCGTCGTCAAGTTGAAAGTTGATGGATTTCATTTGAGGGAATTACAAGCTTTTTGAATACCGGCAGCGCAGTCGCGTTCGGTCATTGATGTGAGCGTTGAAGTCAAGCTGTAGAAAAAAGCACCGCCCAAGAGCAGAGCAAAGACAGAGCTGACAACAAAGTTGGTCATCGGCTTGCTGCGCTCGGGGTTATAAAAACCAGAACGCAGCTTGTGAGATTCGTTGGCAATCATGAGCGGAGAGGAAGGGCTCATGTGCGTAAGCATGGCAGGAGTGGTATGCCATGTCAAGCCTTTGCATAATAAACGCGTGCAGTACGTCCAGAACGTGTAAGCCTGCGAGCTGGCTTGCCTGTTGTTTTATCTAAACGCTGCTCCAACAGCGCAGGCTGGCAACTGGTTAAGTCCCTGATCCTGGCGCTTGCCGTCTGATGCTTCATGCCCAGAAGCTGCTCCACTTCGTCACAGGTCAAGCCGTCTTCTGCATTGCGAATGGCACGCAGCACATCGCGGCACATCCCGTTGACTTGATCAACAATGCTGGCCGCTGCATCGCGACTTGTATCTGTCCCATTATGCGGGGCTGTCGGATGGTTGAACAGCGAGAACTGATCGGCGTCCATGTCAGACCTCAACCGTTGCTGTCTGCGGGTCAACCTCGTGGCGGCTGATTGGTTCGGGCCTGGTATACGGTTCAGTGATCAGTCCGTAGATCGACTGACAAACCACCACGGCGTCACGCAATTTGGCCACATCGTCTGACACGGAGTAAACGCCCATGTCCTGCTGGCGAAGTTCCCGCAGATAAGACTCCGAGCCTTCACGAGCAAGCGTGTTTTTGATAAACGCCTCCAAAGATTCAGCTGACTGCTGCAGATTGTTCAACTTCAGGCGATAGTCGCGCACATCCTGTTGAACCTGAAAGGCGCGCTGCTCAGCCTCTAGCTCTGCCTGTGTTTTCTTAGGAAGTGCATTCTTCTTGGTTGGTGGAGGTGGCGCGGCGGCTGCAGCTTGACGCTCTGCACTGGCTGGCGTGCTGCCAATAGTCAGCGCATCTTGTTTCGCTTGCTCAATCTCTTGCTCTTCGCGTTCTTTGAGCTGGCGCAGTCCTTCTTTTTTGCGGAAATAATCTTTGGATTCAGTCTCGGTTGGTGGGCGGTAATTGCCTTTGCGCTTTCGTTTATCTGGCGGGATAGATTCAAATGCTTCTTGCCATGCAGCAATGACCCGGGGCTGATGTTCAGCAAACGGCGGCTGCATTTCAATGCTGGTTGAGTTGCCTGCTTGAACAAGATCAGGGGGCGTCCAATCATCAACCCGTTGCATCATGGATTGATAAGGGCGCAGCTGGCTGACGTGTGTAGGGAGTGGCAGTGGCAGCAGCCCACTTTCAGCGCGTTGCTCGTTCTCAGTAGCAAAGTTTGCATAGAGCACAGACCACATGATCAAAGCGTTGGCGCTTTCGTGGCCCATGGTTTTCTCACCTCCCTCAAGCCTAAACTTACGTTTTTTCAACCATTGAGGCCACCCCCGAGCTTTTTCGTGAGGCCGCCAAACTTTGTCCCGGGTAAAATCACCGGACCATTTCATTCGGCTGAGTTCCGCTCCAAGCATCAAGCGCCCGCGCCAGTCCAAATCGCATAGCAGCTCAATGTTTTGAACGCCGATCGAGCACCGTTGCTCGGGGCTCATGTCTTCGCTTGTTGCTTCCAGGCCAAGCGGTAGCCCAACTGTGGTGAGTTCTGTCATTCTAGGTTTGCTGTGTTGAATTTTCGCGCATGGCTTTTTTTATCAGGCAGCCGTTTTTTCAGCGGCAGGGGTCAGCACCCGGCCGAGATCTGCCAGTTTTCGCCCCGCCTCGCTGCTAGCAAGGATCCCGGCAACATCTCCGCCAGTAGCGCGGTATGCGTCCATGGTCCGAACGAACTCATCGCGAACTTTGCTGAACTTGGCCGCAAACTTTTCAGTGGCCATCAATGCGTCTGATTCGTTGACCAATCGAACCTTGCCCGTGTCCTTGACGTAAGTGAGGCGAAGACCAACCAACGGATAAAGGATGCCGTTGACGCTGTTGATGCCTCTATTCACAGAACGCTCGGTAAGTACGTCATCACTAGCGGCGACAATCTCGCCAACCGTGCATTCCCGGCCCAAGTATTCCACCAGCTGCAACACATATCCGGTGGTGTTGTAGGTCTTGCCGGAAATAATGTGGTCCCGGTTGTTTTGAAGAATCAGTTCTTGCAGGCCGTCTTTGTGCTCTAGACGCTCAAGCAACTCATCAGATGACAAGCAAAGCGGCTCAAGTGCTGTTTTTGAGTCGCCGTTAAAAATGCGCTTTTGGGGCATGACAAATCCGCCGAACGGCGGGGGCTGTGTTGGTAGTGAGATCACCGACCAACACGTTATGCCAGTTTTTTGCGTTTTGCAAGCTTTGCGCGTTTTGTGCGTTTGGGCTTGCTCCTTACCTTCGCCACGGTCTCGACATAGCCGGGGGGCTCAGGCACGCCCCCTTTTCGCAGAATCTCAGACCAGTTCACGCCGATACAAGACGCTCCAGCATCCCAGACTTCACGCAGAACTCAGACTTCAAGCGTCCATTGCTGCGTGGCTTTTCGACATAGCCCCACTCCTCGTCAGGAACGATCACCTCTGCTGTCGCCCAAACATGGTCACAGAGCTTGCATTGCCTGCGGCGACTGACCGCAAGCTCACTGGTATGGCGTGACTCCAGAACACTGATCCAAGACTTTCCGCATTTCGGGCACTTCATTAGAAATCAAGTTGAGTGGTCAAAAGTTGGGCTGCCTAGCTTCCCAAATTCCCCATGCCTCTTCCCATTGCTGCCAAGCTGTCTCTGCGTCTGA